CTGCCACTAGAGACCGGACCTCCTAAAGCTTTTTCGCCTGAAACACTGCCTAAAACGCTGTCTAAAACGTCGTTAGACACCCCAGCAAACGAATCAGTGGGTAATGGTGCAGAGGGGCCAGGCAAAATGGCGTTAAGGATGGTGCCGAAGATGCCGCCGCCTGTGCGCTGGCCCTGAGCGTTGCGAAGTGTTCCTTGGGCGTTTCCGTAGAACGCCATGTTTGCAGCAAGCTGTAAGAACTGATCTGACAGGCGATTCAGCATGTTTGCTAGGGCATCTCCGAGCGTACGGGTGTCGTCGATCGCAGCTTTGATGCTGTCCACAAGACCGTCTTTAACGGTGTCGCCCAGCTGTTTGTACAGCTCTTCCTGCTGTTTGATTGCCTCCAGCTGCTCATCACGCATAACTTTGGCGATGCGCCGTTGCGTAGCCTCTTGGTTGGCGAGTTGTTCGGCACGGATGGTGTCGTTGATCGCAAGCTCCTCTGTAAGTCGTTGCTGCGCGTCGAGGTCTTTTGGAATACGAGACAGCAAGCGGGCTTTCTTGCGGACAATCTCCGCAGCTTTTTCCTCTCCCCGAAGACGCTCCACCAGCTGCTTATCGCCTGCTTCTTCTGCGGCTGCAATGCGACCACGGATGAGTGATATCTCTTTTGTCTTCTCTGCCTCTGCTTGCAGGTTTTGAATACGCCGTTGGCTGGCTGCGATGAGGTTGGCAGCCTTTGTTGCAGCGCTTTCTTGCTCAGGCGTCTGTATGCCTGCAGCAATTTCTTGGATCTTAATTTCTGGACCCTTAAGTATCTTTTGTCCTGCCTGGAGTGCAAAATCTTGGGTAAATTGTTTTGCAGATCTTGCGCTTGCTAAAGGAAGCTCTCCGGTAAACCCTGCAGCTTTTAAATTTTTTCGCAGGTTTCTAGCATCCTGAACAGTTCTTCTTGACTGTCTAAATTTTTGAACAGCGCCTTCTACACCGGTAAGACCTGTTGCTCTGTCAAAGGCTCCGCGAGCAGCGGTGTCGCCAGCCATTTGTGCCAGCTTTTCAAGCAACGGACCAGCAAGCTTGGCAATGGCTGCCAAAACTTGCGTGAAAATTATGTTTAGGTTGTTGCCGAGAGTTACAGCGTCCTCGCCAAACTTCTTAAGAGCGTCTCTGCCTGGCCCGCCAACTCTTGAAGCAAGAAGATCTGTAGCTAGTTGAGCGGCTTGTGCGGCTGAACCGTACTGCTCAATTTTTTCAAGCTGTGCTTGCGTCTCGGTGTTTGCGATACCTGTGGATGTGGCCACGGTATCGAGGTTGAAGGTTAGTTCGTTAAACGCTGAACCAACGCCAGCAATACGAGCGACAAGCGTGTCTATCTGTTGGCCGATTGCACTTAGCGCAATTTGTGCGGCAAGACCGCCTCCGGTCGCTCCACCAAGAGCACCGCCAAGCACAGCTCCTGGACCGCCACCAAACAACAGCGGGAAGCCAGCACCAAGAGCAATATCTCCAGCGCGGCTTCCCATATCGCCAAATCGCACAGCTCCGGGGCCACGACGACCCCCAAACATTCCGGTAAGAGGAGCGGAAGTACGACTTGGCAGTTGTGGGCCAAAAGCGTCAGCACTGGTGATTGGGCGTGTTGGTCGGCCCTCAGGCAGTAAAAGTTGCCTGGAATTACTGAGTATTTCACCGCTACGTCGTGCTGAACGCTCGTAAGCACGCGCAATTCGTTCTTGTTGAAGTGCCTCTTTTGTTTTTATTTCAACTAATTCTTGCCCAGATCTTTTTGCTCGTGCTGCAAGCATCTCAGAACTGGGCAAAGCTGACGCATTTGCTTGGCGCAAGTTGGAACTGTCAATCAGTCGTGCTGTCCTACCTACAAGTCTTCCGGCTCGGCCAGACAAGCGCATTAGGTTTAAAGCGCTTCGTTGAACAGACGCTGTTGTTTTGGCTAAAGTTGCCGCGACTCTTTGTGCAGTTCCAGCTCCTACAGGAGATGACGGCCCTGCTGCTGGTCCTGCTACTGGCGGTAAGAACGGACCAACTACGCTTCGGCGTCTAACAATATCGCCGCTGGGGAACCGCATGGGAGCACCAGCTAATTCTTGCGCCTTTAATCTTGCTTGTTTTTCTAATTCCGCTGTTTGTCGTTTTTGTATGGACAGCTTTGACTGCTCGTTGCGAATGCTGTTTTTAAGAACGGCAGTAATTTGTTTGAAAACGCCAAACTCGCCCTTTGCTTGAGCAGTGCTTAACTTGCCTAGTTGATTCCGCTGCTTTCGTACATTTACACCTTGTGACTCCAGCTGGTTTAGCTGCGCTCTAAAACGCGATTGCACATCTCGAGCGCGTTGCAGAGCATCTATGTTTTCTGCCTGCATGCGCTGGTTTTTCTGACCAGTCTTAAATGCACGCTCCTCTTGTCTAATAAACTCGCCTACAATTTTATTTCTAGCTCTTGCTGTTTCAAGTTCTTTTTTCTCTATATTTGTTGTCGCTGCTTTTATTTGTCTACGAGCTTTAGCAACGTTTACCCCCTTTTCTTCTAACTGATTTAACTGTTGCCCGAGACGAAAAGATATTACACGCGTTGCTTTTATTCGGTCTTCTAAAGTTGCTTGACGTTGTAGAGCACTAAGGGGCCCGTTAATGCTGCGACGCATCTTGTTGATGCGCGTTTCTAGCCCCTTAAGTTGTCCATCAATAGTTTTAGTGTTTAGGGATATATTTACTTCGTACTCAGCTCCGGCCACGACCACACCTAGAACATTGTTCCCACGTTAGCGCACGCGACGATACTGGGCCGCTTCGCGTGCGCGGTCCATCTCTTTCTGTTCTAGCTCTGACTTAAGGCTGCAATACGCGCTCCAGCCATACAACTCTTCCGTGCTCATACGGCTGCGAAGCTCGGTAAGGGTCATGCCGAGCTTTTCAGCTATGAAGAACTGGAGGAAGAGGTAGTTGTTGTCAGAGAGCGTTGCTTTTGATCTCGTCGGGGTTCGCCTCCTCCGGCAGTTCCTGCATCTTGGCCATGATGTCCAGCACGATATTCATCGGAAGCTGGTTACGGATAGCAGCTCGGTCGCCTGACTGGAACAGCTTTTTGCCGTCTTCGTCCTCTGCTTTTTCAATGACCATCTGGATAGCAAAGTCCAGGCTGTTGTCGGTTTCTTGAAGCTTTAGTGATCCAATAATGTTGTTGATACGATCCCGGTCGGCAATTGTTAGTGGAGTCCAATAGAGCTTGAGGATTAGCTCGTCTCCGCTCTTGATTGCGTAGCTGCTGCGGGCATCGACCCTAAACGCCTTGCGGAGTTTGTCGATAGCGCGTTCGACTGCCATAAAATTACGTCAACTAATACAATATAACCTACTTCGCTCCGGCAGCACGAAAACCTTTGGTTAGGTCATCAAATAAACCCCCGGTGGTTGTATAAACCTTGTACCAGTCAGGGTTTTTAGAGGGTGGTGTGATTCTTGCTCTCATTGCGTGGTTCTCATACGTTGTTTTTGTCCCGTCGGGGCGTGTGACTGTGGCGTTGGGGTTGTTTACAGCAAAACCTGCATAGGACACAGAGTTTCCGATGTACAACGTTTCGCGGGTAGACAACCGCAGCTCAGGGACAGGGCGGTAAAAACGATTTGTTTGGTCTCCGGGCCAGCCACGATTCAGCCCATCCTTGTAATGGACGGGCATGACAGGCGCACTGCGAAGCTTCCAACGCCTACCGAAGTTGCCAGTCCACCAAGGGCCTTCAATCTGCAGGCTGCGAACAACGATCGGACCGGCGGCTGCTCGACCGTCTTCG